GATTGGATCAAATCCTGCAAAATGATATAGAGATCAAGTTTGGTAAAAAGACCATTCGCAAAGGCACATTCATCTTGTACACCGTGAAAGATTTCGTGTTGACAATACACTTGAAAACTGCCAATGCAAGAAAACAATACGACATGTTTTATCCATTTGATGCTAGCATTGATGCCAAATCCATAGTGTTTGATTACACACTAGACAAATTGGATTGTCGTAACAACAGCAATTTGAACAATTGCTTGAACACGATCGGATGCATCGAAGGAACAAACAAGTTCCTCGACGGGCAATTGTCAATTGACATTGTCTAATACCCATCGATCACCACTCATTATTCTCACCGCGGCTAACCGCATGCACTGACCATCTGTGTTGGATTTCTGTTGTTATTCTCCAAGGAACCGTTAGAGACATAATACACCCGTGAAGTTGGCGGGAATGTATCATGTCTCGTGTTGTGTTTCTCCAAGTGTACCGGTAAAAGGTTACGAGACAGAACGAATGCTCAATTGAATGAGAACTTGATTTTATGGAGAATCCTGACCTATAAACTCCGGTGTTTCCACCACCAAGATATACTGACTAATGTCACAGTTCGGTGCGTTGCAAGTTTTACCTTGCCGTTTTTCACCTCGTCGTTCCTCGAGTGTGTTTAATTTAGCTTTGCTCGTTCCAGCAGTTCTCTCTGCCGAATCACATCCTATCTCTTGAGTTGATCAACACTCACACTCGTGTACCGAAAATGCCGATAGGCGTCATTGTAGCGTTGTTCCACACTTGTACGACTCAATCATTTTATACTCTGTTTCACAATAAATCAACTATTGGTTGATGAATGCAACTCGGTTGATAAATAACATATTGATGAACACCACTGTTGATATAACAAAGCAAGATTTTGAGCAGCAGTCAATTGATGATAGAAAACAACGATTGACACACATGAAAGCTCAACAACTAGCTGACATGTACAACAAGCACGGTTTCGACATGAATCAATTGGATGAATCAAGGTTGATTCAACGAGCACAGCAATCATGTGATGTTGAGTCGTACATCAACATACAAGACTGTTACATGAACACCACAATGGATGATGTGAGGGTCAGATGTGATTTCTCTGGAATTGTAGTCAAAATCAATCTGATGAAATATTTTCTCAAGCCTGGTGATGATGTGATGATACCTGTTGGAGCGGTTGTGTTTGTGGGTGAACAGAAACAAATCAAATCTAAATCAAACAGACCCACAAGTGTATCATGCTCGTTGGATCCATTGATTGTCAGTCACACAACCAACATTCGAGTCAATTGATGAGATCACCAGCACTACACATCAATTGGGACAACAATTGTGTTGTCAATCAACACAACAAATTATGTTTACAGCGAGTGAAAAATTTGAACTTCACACATGCTGCAGCTCAGGTAGATGTTATAGACAATGAACAGACAAGGAACATTGATCTATCCTCACCAGTGGGTGTGTATCATGATCATGATGTTGTCCCTGATAATCACTATGCATACAGAGTGGTAGTTGAGTCAAATGGCATGCGATCTCCTAGTGTGCCCACAAACCACATATATGTACCAGACATCGTGACAGATCTAGGTTATCCGGATGGTGATCCAGATCATGTGATGACACACAACATATCGATCGCTCCTAGATTGCATCTGGACAGCTCCCGCGTTTTTGGTGTTTCAGACAAGAAGAATGATGTGTTGCGTGATTTGCGCAGTCTTGTGAGACACAACACTCTTGATCAATTCCACTCGATAAAAGTTCAAGGTGATCCTGTGTTTGATTCTCGTACTGTCGATGGACACACCAGGTACATATGTGCTCGTACGGACATACCATACAATCAATCCAGATCAACACAGCAAATGAACAACACAACCATTCATCCTGTGTTGACTGATGATGTTGTGTTTGACAACGGAGCCACCCTGTTCATGGTCATTTACACTGAATACAACACAGACACACCTGTCACAATCAAAACAAGTGGTCAGCATAGTGTCACATACAGCAACAACAAGATAACACTCTCCACTCCACATGGCATGGTCACACACAAGCGGTCAAGTGTCACACCATGGGTGGTGTTCATGTTGAAACATGAATCAGATAATGTCACGTTGTGGGAGAACGGCATGCGAGTTTGCTCGGTCAAACACAAATTGACTCGTGACAATAGATTCAAGTGGTCCGCAAGATCAAAAAATGATTTGCTCGGCTCATCCAAGCGTAATGGTGGGTTCAGTGAGCTGTTGCTGTTTGATCAACTCGGAGATTTTGAGCTGATCAACACTGTGAGTCATTACCTGTTTAAAAAATATGGTTCAATTGATTCATACATTGACATGAAAGAATTTTAATCAAACAATAATACATCAGCCATTAAATAATGTTATATACTAATGAAGGCTGATCCGTTCTATTTTGAGATAAAAGATCTCGTTACACAATTTGTTGCTGCATTTGATGGAGTCACTATCAAAAGATACAACAAGCAACGAGAGATACAAGACAAAATAAATGTTAGATATGTGTATGCTCCTAAACAGCGAGTCATACACGACATTGTCAACAAAGCCAAACACATAACATTACCAGTGATCTCGATCAACATTTCTGGAGTTAGTAGAGATCCAACACGAGTGTTCAACAAGCTTGACTCATCATACTATTTCCGGACGTTGTCAGACACAGTCACTGGAGATGTGGGTCGAGAAGACAAAGTACCGCAACCGGTGCCAGTGAACATCAACATCAACATGAGCATATTGACAAAATATCAATCTGACATGGATCAAATATTGAGCAATTTCATACCATATAACAATCCATATATCGTGATTTCATGGAAAGTGCCTGGTAATTTCGCGGAAATACCTCAAGAGATACGCTCTGAAGTGTTGTGGAATGAAAATGTGTCACTGGCATATCCAACAGAACTCACTCCGGATTCTCCATATCGAGTGTCTGCAGACACAGGATTTGTGATCAAAGGATGGTTGTTCAGAAAACACACAACTCCAACAAAAACAATATTCAATGTGGACACCAACACATACGCGGTGTCATCAATAAACAGCATGCCAGACATCACCACTGTTGATAAATTACATCAATACAACACATTGTTCACAGATCTATAATATGGAATCACACAAGAGCACATTCACCATCCGAGCACGCCCGGAGATCACCAACATAAACAATTTGAAGATCAACACAAACACCCCAACAACTGTGACAGTCACAGGTTATGGTTTCTGGTCAAACAAAAAGAAGTTGGAAATGACAACAGCAAGTTTTTCCGGATTGGAGACCGATCAACTTGAAGCTCCATTGTTCTCTAAAGATGAACATGAGATAGTCAGAGCATTTGTAGTTCCGTCTCATACAGACGCATTCAATGCGCCCGTGTCTGCATATGATTTGTATCAACCAACAGTGTTACCAACAGATTCATCTCCCACCATGACAACAAAATACCCAGCATTTTCTGGAGTGGAAGTGACACCATCAATCATCAATGAAAATGAATTGACAATTGTTATACCAGCTGTTGTTAAAGAAACAACACTAGACGTCATCATCTCAAACCGCGGTGGTTACGGGAGAGCATCAACTGACCCCAATCAATCCTCTGATCAAACAGCAAGATTTGACACCACGCTCAATATATCTTCCTCAGGTATGATTGTAGTTGAACACTCGTGATATAAATATATAATAAGATATGGCAAAGTCTCAACAAAACAAAGGTAGTTTACGACAGTTCGGTCGTGATTTCATGAGGTATGTATCCTCTCATCTACCGTATTCATCTTCTGTGCTGGACACAGACACCATCAATGGTGCTAATCCAGCGTACAAGCATTTTTACAACACAGGCACTCGGAGAGAAAATGTTCTAGCAAAATACAGTGTGTCAAAACAATCTGATGATCAATTTCCGGAAGGTGCGATCGCAATAGATAAGAATTACCATGAACACATGTACGCCAATGTCGATGTGGACAAAGGCAAGAGATTGTTAGATTATCGAGTGATGGCTGCATACGCTGAAGTTGCTGATGCATTAGACGAGATATGTGACAGTGTGGTTGTTGAGGATCAACGTAACGACGTTGTTGCTATCAAATACAAAGATTCAGATTACAGTGAAGTTGTCAAGCAAGAGATTGACAAAGAATTCAAGAAGGTGGTTGATTATTTTGATCTGGAAAACAAAGGATGGGAATATTTTCGAAGCTTGTTGGTAGATGGAGAGGTGTTTTTCGAGCATATAATACACGAGGAACATGCAGATGAAGGTATACTAGGCATAGTGGAAGTGCCCACCGAGCTGGTTGATCCAATATATGACAATGTTCAAAACATGCTCATCAAAGGATATTTGTTGAGACAACCAGTGATCAATCCAAAAACTAACACTGTGGAGAAGTACAACTTCATACCATTTGATAAACATCAGATGTGTTACGCTCATAGTGGAATGTGGAATGAGGATAAAACCATGAGGTTACCTTTTGTTGAGAATTGCAGAAGAGCATATCGACAACTCACCATGATGGAGGACGCTGTTGTTGTTCATCGATTGGTACGTTCACCAGAAAGATTGATGTTCAATGTTGATGTGGGTAACATGAGTCCACCAAAAGCAGAAGCTTATCTCAAAAAGTTGATGCACAATTATTTCAACAAGAAAACATATGATGCGAATCAAGGTGGTAGAGTCAATGCATTTGACCCTCAATCCATGCTTGACAGTTATTGGTTCGCCAAAAGACAAGGCAGTGAAGGTTCAAGTGTGCAGAGTTTGCAACACTCGTCATCATTTGAGAGCATCGAGGACTTGAACTACTTTGTGAAGAAGTTGTACAAGTCACTACACATCCCGGTGGGTCGTTTGGATTCCGCAAGTGTTTATGATGATGGTACAAACATGTTGAGAGAAGAGCTTAAGTTTGCTCGTGTGTTGATACGAATACAACAAAAATTTGCCGCAGCACTCAAAACATCATTTGTCACACATTTGAAATTGAAAAAATTGTGGGATGATTACAAGATGAAAGAACATCATTTTGATGTGTTGTTCAACCCACCTACAAATTTTTACACATTGAGAGAGTCTCAAATATTGGAACTCAAGACCAACAATTTCACATCCATAGGTGGAAATGAATCAGTGTCTCAAACATATGCCATGAAAAAATATTTAGATTGGAGTGACAAAGAGATCAAACAAAACAGAGAGTGGCTCAGAAAAGACAAACAATTGTCATGGGAGCTAGCTCAGATAGAAGCTTTAGGACCAAACTGGAGAGAACAACTACAAAACCAAGCAGAGCAGATGGCTCCTGGTGCGGAACCAGCCATGGGTGGAATAGGTGGAGGAGTACCAGACTCTGGAGCACCTGACACAATCGGTGGTGATGGTGGAGTTGAAGCACCACCTGGCTTCGGTGGCCCGGCACCAGTTGATGCAGCAGCACCTGCACAAGATGCTGCAGCTCCAGCTGAAGATGTATAAGTATATACATGGGTCACATCAACAATCCGGTTTCAGCATCTCCAATTGGTGATTATTTCAGCACCAATTTAAACAGTCGCATAACATCATTTGGTAAGCTAGCAGAAAGAATTGCCATGTCACTTGGTTATCCTCAAGTGAACATTGAGGCTCATCAAAATCAAGTGATGGACAACATATCAATCGCGATAGAAATGTTTTCAAAATTTGGCGGTTACACAGAAGAATTCCTAGTGTTCAACAGCAACTTGTATGAACATGGTAGAGGTCTGCCAATTGACAAATTGTTCAGCAAGACACCAGAGATGAGAGAGACATACACTTTGAGTCCATCCGGAGCGAACACAACCGAGTCCGGGGAAGTGAGTGGAGGGTATGATGCTGATCTCGAGGATTACAGAAAAGTGATTGATGTATTTTCATTTGAAGAAGGCAGCACCTCTGGAGTTAACACATTGTTTTCATTGGAGCAAACGTTAGCACAACAGACGTATTTTAGTTATGCCATGGGAAAATATGGTTTTGATCTTGTCAGTTGGTACACCATGAAAAACTGGCTTGATGTGAGGAGCACTTTGTTGTCTCAAAAACATTATTTTAAATTCAATGATCATCAACAAAGATTGTACATCACTCCTGAACCATCAAGTGGTCATCGTGCTGGTTTTTATGGATTGATTGGAGCGTACGTTGAGAAACCAGTGCGTGATCTGGTCAAAGAAACATGGGTGTATCAATACTCATTAGCACTGACCAAAATTACAATCGGTCGAATACGTGGCAAATATCAAGGAACAGCTTTGTTTGGTGGAGGCACCTTGAATCATTCAGAATTGTTGAACGAAGGATTGGCAGAAAAAGAAAAACTAGAAACTGCTTTGTATGAAGGATCCGCCGGATTGGGTGATGCTGCTCCTCCAATGTTCTTCGTTGGATAATGAATCGTCGCAAGAAGAAGTATTCAAAATACAAACAAGGCATATACAAACCAACAGATCAACAGAAATACAAAGGAAAAGGCAATCCTAGATATTTGAGCAGTTGGGAATTGAAATTCTTCCGATGGTGTGACAACAATCCATCAGTTGTGGAGTGGACAAGTGAGTCTATAATAATACCATACATCAGTCCTATTGATGGTCGTGCGCATCGATACATGGTTGACAACAAAGTGATCATACGAGAAGGTGATCGATTGGCTAAATATCTGATCGAGATAAAACCGTTCAAGCAAACAAAAAAGCCAACATCTCATGGTAACAAGAAAAAGAGCACCATACTTTATGAGAATTTAGAATATGTACGCAATCAAGCCAAATGGGAAGCAGCACGTAAATGGTGTGACAAACATGGTTATAAATTCCAAATATTAACAGAACGAGAACTATTTCGTTGAAAACCGCGGAAGAAAGATAAATAATTCGTAATATGACCGACAAACAGTTCAATTTATTAGTCGAAGAGACAGATTGTGAAGCATTTCAATATGTTATAGAGGAAGAAAGCAACAACAAGAACAAGAGCATGTACATTGTTGGTCCTTACATGAGTTGCAACGAGACCAATCGTAATCAACGACAATATCCAATGGAAGAGATGCAACGTGAAGTGGCTCGATACACTGAAGAATGTGTGAAGAAAAAAAGAAGTTTCGGTGAGTTGAATCATCCAACATCCGCAGACGTGAGTCTCGAGAAAGCATGCCACTTGGTTACAGATTTACATTTCGAAGGAAATGTGGTGATGGGCAAGAGCAAAGTGTTGAGCACGCCAAGTGGTTTGATAGTTCAATCGCTCATCAATGACGGATGCTCGCTCGGTGTGAGTAGTCGATCACTTGGTCAACTAGAAGAGAGCAAAGATGGTTACAACATCGTCAAGGACATGAGATTGATAGCTGTTGATTGTGTTGCAGATCCTAGTTATCCGAAAGCGTATGTGAACGGCATATTAGAAAGCAAAAGATACGTGTGCAACACAGATGGTACATTTTGTGAGTTGTATGATAATTTTGAAAAAGACATATCCACATTACCAAAGAATGACGTGGAGAAATATTTAAAAGAGCAAGTTCTCAAGTTCTTGACAGGAGTGAAGAATAAATACTGATAGCAAGATGAAAACAGACTCTAAAAAAACCCAATTGAACATCAAACAGTTTGTACAGTGCGTGATAGAGAAAAATTACGCGCAGGCTGATAAGTATTTACAAGCGGCCGTGGAGCAAAAGCTCGCCGGTCATATGAAACAAGCAAAAACAAAAAACATTTTTAAACAATCATGAGTGAACAAGCAACCATAACCAGTGTACTTAAAGAAGCAACAGAAGGCATTCTGACCGAGGACGCTCTGTCAGAGATCGAGACTGTATTCGAAGAATCAGTAAAAGAGCGAGTTGCTTTACATGTAGAGAAAGCCTTGGCTGAGCAAGATGACGATCATGCTGCCAAATTAGAAAAGCTGTTAGAAGCAATTGATACAGATCATACAGACAAGCTGAACAAGCTGGTTGAAGCGATCAATCATGACCATGCTGGCAAGCTAGCGGAGGCTGCGAAAAAATTCAACAGAACACTCAACGAGGATGCATCTTCATTCAAAGACGAACTTGTCTCAAACGTGAGCAACTATTTAGAGTTATATATGGAACGAGCCATTCCTCAAGAGGATATCAAGAAAGCCATGAAGAACACTTCTGCTGTTCGCATGTTGTCTCAATTGAGAGAAGCATTGGCAGTTGACAGCGCGTTGTCCAAGGACACAATCAGAGGGGCTGTGAAAGACGGCAAACACAAGATTGAGAAACTTGGTTCAACTGTGTCCAAGCTGAACGAGGACAATCAACAACTAACTCAAGAGTTGATCAAGGCTCGCTCACAACTGATGTTGGAGAACAAGACCAAAGACTTACCCACAAGCAAGAAAAAGTACATGTACAAAGTGCTTGGTAACAAAACTCCGGAGTTTATCGAGGAAAATTATGAGTACACACTCAAATTGCTCGAGAAAACAGAAGAGGAACGATTGGAAGGATTCAAGAAAGAAGCTGCTGAATCCAAACAAATTGTGGACAGACCCACCAAAACACAAGTGATCGCGGAGAAGACCGAAAAGCCTGCTCCAGCGGACACAATCAATGAATCGCAACAAAGTTCAGATGATGTGTTGTTAACCAATTACATGGACGAGTTGCGTCGTTCCTGATTTTTATCACTTTTATACGTTGAGGTTGTATAACCTGAGTCAAAGCAAAACAAGGAGAACAAATATATTATGTCAGTAAAACCTTCCCTAGCTTACATCGACAAGGATCGCGCAGGCGCTCTCTTGGAGAAATGGAGCCCCGTGTTGGATTACACTTCAGATAATGTAGCTGCAATCGAAAATGATCACGATCGAGTGAACACCGCCATCCTCTTGGAAAACCAAGAAGCATGGTGCTTACAAGAAGCTAACGTCGCCGGCACCGGTGGCGCTCTTGGTAGCACAGGTGGAATCGGAATCGGCTCCCCTGGAGGAGTCGGAGACCAGTACGCCGCAGGCGATGCTCGTCTTCCCAAGATCTTGATCCCCATGATTCGTCGTACCTTTCCTGAGTTGATCACCAATGAAATCGTTGGAGTTCAGCCCATGAGTGGACCAGTTGGACTCGCGTTTGCACTTCGTTATAAATACGGTGAAGGAGCCCTTGGTGGCGACGGAGCTGCTAAGAATAACGATAGCACACCTGGATTCAGCTTAGACGCAGAAAACTCAGCCTCGGCTGGGATGGAAGTCGGCTACAACCACCTTGACACACGCTTCACAGGCGCCAGCTCTGATGCACTTTCCGGTAAATCCGGAGTGTTTGAATTCGGCGAAGGTGATGATGGTGTGGCAAAATTGCTACAAGACTTTGAACTCACAAGTAAGATTCCTCAAATGGAAGTTTCTTTTGAAAAGACAGCTGTTGAAGCTGGAACAAGACGTCTTGGAGCTAAGTGGAGTGTGGAACTCGAACAAGATCTCAAGAACATGAATGGTATCGATATTGATACTGAATTGACAAACGCTATGTCGTATGAAATTCAGGCCGAAATCGACCGTGAAATGCTCATGAGAATGGTTCAAGTGGCCCTCAACGCAGGACCGGATAATGGATATAGTACATGGCAACCTGAAACGGCTGATGGCCGCTGGCTAGCTGAGCGCAATCGCGACTTATACGCTAAGATCATCGTTGAAGCCAACCGTATTGCTATTCGTAACCGTCGTGGTGCTGCTAACTTTTTAGTTGCAACACCCAAAGTTGCCGCTATCTTGGAGATGCTCCCTGAATTTCAGTGGATGCAAGTACAAGGCAGTGTCAACACACAACCGGTAGGAATAGCTCGTGTTGGTAACCTCGGTGGACGTTTTAACGTATACCGCGACACACGCACAGAAGCACAGTCATTAGGTAATGTTGGTAGCACAGGAAACTTGAGCCAACCAAACACTCGTAACGCAGAATTGAATTACGTGTTGTTAGGTTACAAAGGCCCAGAATTCTACGACACCGGAATTATCTATTGTCCGTACATCCCCGTTATGGTTCAGAGAACAATTGGCCCGAATGACTTCGCTCCCCGCGTTGGTTTGCTCACACGTTATGGTGTTGTTGACAACATCTTTGGCGCAGAGCTTTACTACCACGTGATCATAGTGAAGAATCTCGGAGGCACTTTCTCACCAGCTGGATCTGCTAAGTACTTCTAGAATCTAGAATCTACGTAGAGCTGCTGAAATGATACATGCAGCGATAAACAATTTGGTTTTCGACCCTTACAAGTGATGTTGGAGGGTCGTTTTTTTTGTGCAGATTGCAACAGTGTGAGAATAAATATTAACATATGAGCAAAGTATACAAGCATCTCCACTCTCACAATGGCGCCACAGTCAATCCGGGAAAGTTCGCGCACACACAAGTTTCTCTGTCGGCTGTACCGGATGTTGATGACACGATCATCATAACATGGAACAGTGTGGCTCGTACATACTCATTTGTGAATGATGAACGTGGAACAGATTGGGCTCGATCAACAAGTGCTCGTCCAACCAGTGCAGCTAGCATCGGAGCAGACACTAGATCATGCATCATGAATCTCGCAGGAGCCATAAAATCAAATTTGTCTCATGTGGAAGCTGGTTCAGACGACACATTTTTACCAGTGGTCCGACAATTGAGTGGTGGAGATGTGAAACTGGATTTGTACAGTCATGCAAAAAGCACCGGTACTATTACAGTTGGTGGCACCGCTCCAATTTCAAGTACCAACATTCAATCAGCTGTAGCAACAGCTGGTGTATACAGCACTGATGTTGGTTACACAGGCATCATGTTCCGGAACGATGTCAATCAGATTGTAAATGTTGGGTTGTTGATGAAAAAATCTGAATGCAGTGGTCGATTGGGACCACCAGAGAATGATCTTGAGAAGGTCACAGTCGAGTTGAAATCCGGAGAATTGTACGAGATCGAGACATATGGTTGTGACACCAATTGCACGTTGTTCAGATAACAAATAAGTTGAACATCATGTTTGATTCATGTATAATATACGGTATATGCGAATCGAAACATCACATGAGAGTCCAATATCCATACTGGACAACAGTTTAACTTACAACGATTATTGTTATGCATTGGTTCATCTGTTTGAAACACATGAACAATATTTTGATTTCTTCAAACGAGCTCGTGGCAACAATGTAGAGGTGTATCTGGACAACAGCATATTTGAGCTCAAAGAGAGCTTTGATGCTGATAAATATGCTGAGTGGATCGAGAAATTACAACCCAATCTATACATCGTGCCTGACGTGTTGGAAAATGGAGCAGCCACGGTTGATAAATGGATCGATTGGGAGAAAGATCATCAATTCAAAGGCATCAGACAGATGGGTGTTGTTCAAGGCAAGAGCTGGACCGAGCTTGTGGAATGTTACAAGTTCATGAGTCAGGCTGCTGACATGATAGCCATAAGTTTCGACTATTCATACTATCAAGGCACCGGATATGGTCATGACAAATTGACGCGTTATAGCTCAGGGAGACAACGTTTCATCGAGCAACTTATACACGACAATATATGGAACTGGAACAAACCACATCACCTATTGGGATGCAGTTTAGCACGTGAGTTCAGATGGTATGTTGACAACAACATTCACAACATCAGAAGTGTAGACACCAGCAACCCTGTTGTGGCTGCAATGCACGGATTGCAATACAATGATGATCATGGACTGGATGAAAAGCCAAGTGCATTGTTAGCGGACATGATAGAACATAACATAACGGATGACCAGATGGAATTGGTCAAGTACAACACACAAATGTTCAAGAAGATCTTGAGACGCACATGAGACCATGGATCACATTGTTCAGTCACACTGGATCTGAAGTGGCTAACATGTCTCGTAGACTCAATCGAACACCAGACAAGATCATCACGAACAAATCGTTTGATGACGATGATATAAATGATGATCTGAAAGACATATGTTTCGTCACAAAAAGACCTGTTTCCAAAGATTATCATGACATGTTCAAAGAGCATCCGGATGCGGTAATAACACTACACGGATGGATGAGAATCATTCCTGATGACATATGCAAGCAATACAACATCCTCAATCTGCATCCTGGATTGATCACACGTTACCCAGAATTGAAAGGCAAAGACCCACAACACAAAGTGTTTGACATGTTCAATCCACCCTCACGAGTGGGTTGTGTGATACATCGAGCCATTGGAGAGGTGGACAGCGGTGAAGTGTTGATGGAACGATCGTCACACAATGTGTTTCCAAATGGTGATGTGTTGAGCAGACATTTGCACTGGATGGCCACAGACATGTGGTGTGATTATTTGCATGATCATACAGATCTATTCCCTACGGATATTGACCCGGGAGGCACCCGCGGAGAATTTGAACATGAATAATTGGTACAAATTGAATGGTTCAGGTCGCATGCTGTACATAATGTGCTTGATGAACATGTTCATTGCATTCATGCTTGCTAAAGAAGGTTCATGGTTCAGTATATTTGTGATCATAACATCAGCATTTTGTGCATTCATGACATACAGTAGCAAATCAGTATATCATGATCATGAAGATATAAACAACAAAAAATACAAACAAGATGACAACTGATCAGCAAAACAGACAATTTGACACTGGAGCTCAACGAGACACAAGTGATGGTAAGTTGCGACAATCACTCCTCCCAGCAGAAGAACTCAATCGAGTGTTGAAGAGATATCTTGACGGTGCGGAGAAGTATGGTGAGAACAACTGGATGAACGGCATGCCGTTGAGTGTTTATTATGATTGCGCTCACAGACACATGAACGCGTGGTGGAGAGGTGATCAAGATGAGGATCATGCTGCTGCTGTTGTGTGGAACATGTTGTGTGCCATGTGGACAGAGAGTAATATGAAAAAACCGCATAGCGATCATCAAGATGATCTGAATGACAAATGGCAGTTCCCTGGTGGCCATAAATAAATTTTGTCGTTATAATACAACACACAATTAAATACATTTATCATGTTAGTTAGTTTCACAGGAGCACAAAGCTCAGGCAAGACGACTTTGTTGAGCAAAGCCAAAGTAGATCCAACATTCCGCAAGTGGAATTTTGTACCGGAAGTGACCCGCGTGGTCAAACGAAAAGGTTTGAATATCAATGAACACGGAGACAACATCACTCAACTGTTCATATTTGCAGAACACTTGAACAATCATCACAACATACATAATACGGTGCTTGATAGATGCATTGTTGATGGTGTTGTGTACACTCAATATCTGCATGATATAGGTCATGTTGAACCTTGGGTGGTTGATTATGGGCAGAATCTGATGAAATGTTTACTGGATAGACTGGACATCATATTTTACACTGAACCAAACATACCACTTGTTGATGATGGTGAACGCAGTGTGAACATTGATTTTAGAAATGATATTATTAATATATTTGAGCAGACATTGTCACGATCAGACATCAAACACAAAGTGGTCAGATTGACAGGTGATGTTGACACAAGATACAATCAATTTATAAAAACCATAGAAAACCATGACACAACTAGATAATTCACGAATCAGCAAGGTGCTGGGTCAGACAGTAACGTATCCAAAATATTATGATCCAAACATCCTTGTATCAGAACCCAGGCAAAGCAACAGAACACATTTGAACATCTCCGATGACAATTTACCATTTGTTGGAGTTGATGTGTGGAATGCATACGAGGTTAGCACGTTAACAAACAAAGGATTACCAGTGGCCGGTGTGATGAAGATCATTTATCCATGTGACAGTAAATACATTGTGGAAAGCAAGAGTATCAAGTTGTATCTCAATTCATTCAACATGAGCAAGATGGGAGACACTGTTCAAGGAGCTATTCACAACACAAAACAACAAGTGTGCAAAGATCTGAGCAAATTGCTGGAAACAGAAGTTGTGGCTGAATTTTTCACAGATTCAGAAGCTCGTGAGAAAACACCAACAGTGCCTTCTCGAAACATGTATGAAACATTGGAGGATTTACCACAAGCTGGTATCGAGACATTTGATGTGTACAAAGAGACTCCAGAGTTGCTAGAGTATATATGTGAAGCTAGCAACATCACATCCAAGTTCTTTCACACCTCGCTGCTCAAGAGCAATTGTCGAGTCACTTCTCAGCCAGATTGGGGAGATTGTTACATTCACATGAAGTCCAAGAGACGAGTGAAACGCATGAGTTTGCTCAAGTATCTAGTCAGCTTCAGAGACGAGTGTCACTTTCATGAGGAGATATGTGAGGCTGTGTACAAGCGTTTGCAAGATGTGTATCAACCAGAAGAGTTGTGTGTGATGTGCTTGTACGCAAGAAGAGGAGGTATTGACATCAATCCAATACGTGCCAGCCATGAAAAATTTCTCAATCGCAATCTAACTGATCCAGCAATACCACATCATAAGACACCAAAACAATGATAACATTGACCCCAAAAGCTCAGCAGGTGATCACCGCGAGCAAAAAGATAGCGCAAGACAACAGTCATCGATTCATAAGCACTGAGCATCTGATGATCGCCATGACTGAAATGAAAAAAAGTCAGGCTACAGAGGCATTGACCAATGCCGGGGTCAATCTCAAGAAGATCAACAAGTATCTGTTTAACACCCTGCAGGCTGTAGTAACATCTGTGTCTGACAGTGAAATAACATTCTCCCCTAAGGCTCAACGGGCAATCAATGAGGCTGCTATATATGTTAACAAGTTCAATCAGAGCTACGTAGGAACTGAACATTTGTTGTTGGGATTGTTGGATAGCGAGAGTGTCAATGTGAAACAAGCTCTCAGTGAACAAAAGATCACAGTTAATGATGTGAGACTGTGTGTTTTGGACATACTCAAGGACAACAGTGACAGAGTGGCTCAATTGATAGAGGAGCACCTGGACAAGGTTGATGATGATCCACCAGTTGTTGCAACTCAACAGAACGACCAACAAGAAAAATCAATGCTCGCATTGTTCACAAGAGATCTGACCAACATGGCACAGGAAGGCAAGTTGTCTCCTATTGTTGGTAGAGAACATGAGATCGAGAGATGTGTGGAAGTGTTGATGAGATACAACAAAAACAATCCCATATTTGTAGGAGAAGCTGGTGTGGGTAAAACAGCAGTTGTGGAAGGATTGGCTCAACGTATAGTCAGTGGAAATGTACCGGATCAATTGTTAGCAAAAAACATATTACAACTGGATCTGCCCATGCTCGTGGCTGGTACCAGATACAGAGGTGATCTAGAAGAGCGTGTCAAGATGCTCATGCAAGAGATCAAACAGGATGCTGACAACATAATATTCATCGATGAAATTCATATGATCGTAGGCGCCGGCAGCACTGACAACAGCATGGACATAAGCAACATCTTGAAGCCAGCATTGAGCAGAGGAGAGATGACATGCATTGGCGCGACCACACTCAACGAGTATCGACAATATTTCGAGAGCGACAGTGCTCTGCAGAGAAGATTTCAAAATGTACTTGTGGATGAACCAGACATAGAAACCACAATAAACATTCTCAAGGGTATAAAACACAAATATGAGAAACATCACAATGTTAAATATTCAATAGCCAGTCTGAAAAACATGGCAGATCTGGCTGGTCGATTCATAACAGACCGAAAATTCCCAGACAAAGCGATTGATGTGATGGACGAGATAGGCAGTCATGTACGAGCAAAGATATTCAACGAGATATTCGACAATGATATTGATTCACAACTGAACAAGCTGGAAAAAGACAAATTGAAATTGATATCGGACAAACAATACGATCAAGCTAGTCAAGTGAAGCTGGAACAGGAGAAGTTGTTAGAGCAATATGACACTTTGTACACCAATTGGTTGAACAAACAATCAAAACCCACCAGAATCAAAGATGAAGATGTGCTCAATTACATGAGCAATCTCACTGGCATGCCAATCACACGGTTACAATTGCAGGAGAGCAGTCGCTTGAAGAATCTCAAGAGGTTTTTGAACAAGCGAATCATCGGTCAAGACCAAGCCACCAAGGTGATGAGTTCAGCAATCAAACGAAG